TCTCATCGAGGCAGAAGTCACGAAGCGACTAGCCGAACGCACAGGAGGCCAGGAGCAAGGAAACGGTGGCCGTACACGTACAGGTCGTCCCTCTGAGCAACTGGCGGGAATGCGTCCAGGCGCAGCTCCGGTAGACACCGCAGCGATGACGGGAGATCAATTGTTCCGGCAGCTCATTCATGGAGATCGAGACTAGAGCGCAAGCCGAAACATAACTTGCCGCGCTTGCGCGGAAAGAGCAGTCAATGCCCACGTACAACACGCACGTATCGCGTACTACGTCGGGCTCGGACCCACTCATCCCGGAACCTCTTGCTGCAACTATCATCCAAGAGGCTCCCAAGGCGAGTCAAGCCCTGAGCCTGATGAACACGACAACGCTATCCTCCAAGACCCAGCGCATGCCTGTCCTCGACGTGCTCCCGGTTGCATACTGGGTCGGCGGCGACACCGGTATGAAGCAGACCACCACGGAAGCCTGGAAGAACGTGGTCATGGTCGTTGAGGAATTGGCCGTTATCGTGCCGATCCCTGAGGCGTACCTGGACGACGCGGATGTCCCACTCTGGGGACAGATCCAGCCGCGTATCACTGAGGCCGTCGGCCAGATGATTGACCTCGCCGTCCTCTGGGGAATCAACAAGCCCGTCACCTGGGGTGAGGCCGTCTTCCCTGGCGCTACCAAGTCCACGCACACCATCGTCCAGGGCACCGGCGTTGACCTTGGCCAGGACGTGACGAAGCTCGGCGCGCTCATGGCTCAGACCGGTTACACGGTCAACGGCTTCGCGGTCGCGCCCGGCACCAACTGGAACCTGGCCGGGCTCCGTTCCGCGCAAGGTGTGCCGATCTACCAGCCGAACATGCAGGCTGGACCGGGCGGCTCCCTGTACGGCTACCCGATGAGCGAGGTCGATAACGGCTCGTGGCAGAGCGGTGTTACTGGCGGCGCGGTTATGCTCATGGGCGATTTCAACAAGGCGATCATCGGCATCCGGCGCGACATCAACTTCAAGATGTTCACCGAGGGCGTCATCTCCAATGACTCTGGCGTCGTCCTCCTCAACCTCATGCAGCAGGACACCGTGGCGATGCGCATGACGATGCGGCTCGCGTACGCGACCGTCAACCCGGTCACGATTATGCAGCCGACCGCCGTTATGACCGGCGCGAACCCGCAGCGGTGGCCGTTCGGCGCGATCCTGCCTGTCGGCGCTACCGGCAACCCGACCGGCGCGATCAGCGCGATCCAGGCGCCTCCGTACCCGTACACCGGCAGCTTCATGGTGCCGGGCGAGGCATCCGAACTGGATGTCGAGAACCCGCAGGAGCTGGAGGCTCACGAAGCCCAGCAGAGGTTCGCGGAGGAGGTCGAGGGCGAAGCGCGCGAGGGTCTCAAGACAGCCGCAACCCGTCGCCGCGAGCGTGCCAGGGCTTCGCAGCCGGAACGCCAGTCAGGGCGTGGCAAGGAGCAGTAAGCCATGACCAACTACCTAGCGGGCACGCACGCCGCTACCGGGGCTGGTGCCGGGCGTATGGATGCCGGAGCCGGCAATACCTACGGGCAGTTCAGTCTCCGCGTCGTGAGCCCGTCGAACACCAGCGTGGTCGCGCTGGAGACGAGTCCAGACAACACGACGTTCACGGAAGTAGCTCGCGTGACCGGCGACGGATGGGCTACAGCGCGGAGCGATCACCGGCAGCGCTACGCGCGGCCAAACATCATCAACATGGGCGGCGCGAGCGGTATCGCCTCGAATGTGTGTAGCTACCCGTGACGCATCCAACAGATGGCTCCCTGCCTAGCCTGGCTACGCCCGATGACATTGTAGCTAGGCTAGGCAGGCAGCTGAACCAGACCGAGGCGGCTCGCGTAGATGCTATGCTGCAGGATGGCAGCGGCATCATACGCAGGCGAGCGCGGAACACGTTCATGTACGTGGCCTCAGAAACGATAACCATCTCCGCTGCGGATGGACTTATCGTCCTACCTGGACGGCCTATATATAGGGTCATATCGGTCGTGGCGAAGTCTGGTTATCCGACCGTACCTAACATACCGGTCTTCTGGTTCATCTTCGATGGTATAGACACGGTTACCATCCCCGAGCCCAGCCATTCAGGGATTATCAACCTACCTACTTTCTGGTACGAGGTATCCTGGTATAGTCATTCGTACGATGTTGTGTACGAGCACGGTTACCACGAGGTGCCAGCAGACATCAAGGGCCTTCTGTGCTCTGCTATCATATCGGAGTTGTCAACTCCAACTATGTCGGCTACCCTGCAAGGCGAGACTATCGGTGCGTACAGCTATACCATGCGCCGTAGCTACGGCGGCGGGGGCGGCTCAGGGGGCGGGGCATCAGCTGGGCTTTACGCTGCTCTCCGCGACTATGGGATGGATGAGATACTAGGGGACTACCGAGCTAAGGCGGGATCAATACCAGTAAGGCGTAGCTTATGTATCCAGCGCTACCAAATGGCAAGATGGTAACTCTACGCCACCGGGTAGTGGCAGGTCAGGACGAGTACGGCAACGACACTCTATCGTTTACAGAGGTGAAGATCGGCCCCTGTTCGGTCCAGCAAGGATCAAGCGGAGAGGAACAAGCATATACAGATCGTGTTACCACGGAGATTACAGTGTATGTACCCTACGGGACTGACGTCGGCTTCCTTGATGTTATCATAGTCGATGACATCGAGTACGAGGTGACTGGCGACCCCGCGCACTGGAAGTCTCCGTTCTCGGGGCATACTGCTCCGATCCGCGTCGACGGGCAACTGGTGAAGGGAGCGTCACCGTGAGCTATAACCCTGATCACTACGGCATGTGGCACTTCCTCAACTCGTACGGCATGCAGCGGGTAGTCAGGCACTACGCGGACAAGATCAAGGACCGCGCCGAGGAGATCGCCCCCGTAGGCTCTCCATGGGAGCCTGACGAGCACGTAGGCAGATACAAGGCGAGTTTTAGCGTCGAGGTACATACGCTAGGAGGCGCGACGAACGACCGCGCTGAGGCCATCGTCAAGAACGACGCGCCAGAGGCCATTCATGTAGAGTACGGTCATCACGGCCGGGAGCCCTACCATACGCTTCTACGCGCGGCTATGGAGACGAGAAGGTAATGGCCCTTGCCCGCGTCGTAACGCCTATGCCTGACGCAGAGGTTGCGATACTGTACGCTCTCGGTCAGATGGAACCAAGTATCCGGTTCGTGACGATTATGCCGACCGGCGACCTGACCAAGATCACAGCGCGTATCCGGCGTATCGGCGGGACGATGGGGCGTCACATCTGGGTTGATCACCCGGTCATAGATATCGACATCTGGGGACAAACCAACAAGGGATTCACAATGGCGCAGGTATCCGCCGCCGCGCGGAATGTTCAGGCTGATATGCAGTCTCTGAACAGCGCTATAGTCTTGAATGGAGTGATACAGCACGTTACCATTATCAGCGGACCCAAGATCATATCGGAGGTAAACAAGAATCTGGTGCGTAACAGCGCCACGTATCTCGTTCGAATGCACCCATAGGAGAAGAAAGTGTCAGAACAGACCGCCAAGGACCGGAATCCCCAGGTCAATGTCGACAATCCAACTCAGTTCGGTCTCACGCCGCCGGCAACCGGTACGTACCGAGACAACTCGCTGCTCTACGCGGCCGGTGACGTCGTGTGCTGGGTCGGCTTGCCCAACACCACTGCGCCTCCGCTCGGCTTCGAGGACCCGTCCGGGCTCACGGCAGCGACGTTCAAGTGCTGCGGATGGGTCGACGTGTCCGGCTACATCTTCAAGCTCGACGAGACGATCAAGGACATCCCAGCCGCCGGTGTCCTGACCCCGATCCGTACCATCCTGACCGGTGGCACCAAGAGCCTCCAGGCTACATTCTTGGAGGCCATGAATCCGTACGTCCTCGCGCTCTACGATGATGTGCCGGTCTTCCCGGTCGCGTCTATGCCGCTCAAGGCCAGCACGACGGCTACGTCCGCGCTACCGATCAACTCGGCAACATGGATCATCCCGGACCCGCCGATCGACAACCGGTACAGCCTGATCTGCGACAGCATCGATGGTGTCAAGCAGGAGCGGCTCTACTTCCCGAACGTCAAGGTCACCGCCCGAGGCAACAGCCAGGCGCAGCAGGGCGACATCGACACGACCGACCTGACATTCACGGCGTACCCTGGCACCATCGGTGCTAATACCGCCGCCGTAGCACAGCATACTGTGAACTACGGCAAGGCCATGGCCACCTACTTCACGTAAGGAGAGCGGTCATGACTGCAGAAGTAGAACAAGACAACATCACGCCTCTAGACCAGGACCAGGACGACGATGTAGATGTCGACCTTGACGCTATGGAGGACGAGGCCGCCGGTACGCCAACAACGGTCAAGCTCGACGGGATCGTCATCCATATCCAGCATGCTGGTGACTGGACTTCAACCGCTATGCGTGCGGCCTCTTCCGGCGACTGGGACGCCTGGGCGCGAGCCGTCATCATTGATGATACCGAGTACCAGGTCTGGGAGGACGCTGACCTAACCAACAACCAGGTCGAGCGCGTGTTCACGCAGTGTGGTAGGTCGGCTCGGATGTCGGCGGGAAAATCGCAGAAGCGTACTGGGTCTCGTCGCAGTACGCGGATGAGATAGAAGCAGACCTTCAGCGGTACTACGGCCTGGACTTTGTAGACCTGTTCAGGCCGGGTACTAGGCTGACATGGAGAAAGCTGCTTGTCCTGCTTCATCATCTTCCGCCGGAGAGCGCCTTGACTACAGCGATGAGGAACGATACGCCAGAAAGAGATTTGTCACGCTCTGAATACGATCCCGCGAGCGGTAGGTGGAGCGGGATTGAAACCTTGCTCGCGGCCCTCATAGACGAGGTCAGGCTCAATACCTGGATCTATGCGCAGGCGCATTCAGAGAGGCGAGTCGAGAAGCCAACGCCGATACGCCGTCCAGGTATGCCGGTGCGACGCGAGAAGCGCATGAGCCTGTCAGACGCCCAGAAGATTGATCCGCGCTTGCGCGGGCTCTCGGAGGACGAGGCACAGGCAACCCTAGATAGGCTGACCGGCCGTGGCTGACGTTCTATGCCTTGGGAAACGGGCCAGTAGGGAGACGGCCATCATAGATAAGATGGCAGCGTCGGCAAGCTGGCACAAAGCTGACGATATCGTACGGATCGGTGTTATGTATCTGTGCCCAGTCAGCAGCCTTCTTAGTTATGCAGAAGAAACAGCTGTGCTTAGATGCCTTGCCTCTGATCTTTCGGACTCGATAGTGAAGCGCAACAAATCCAGCTTTTCGGCCTTTCCAGGCGGGATGATTTTCTCCAGTTTGGCTATTTCTCTCTATCACCCCGCATCTCTGACATACGCCGGATGTGTTGCTGTATCCAAGTGGTGTGACACCACATCTAGTGCAGATCGTCCCCCAAAGTGGACTTCGTTTCCCCATAACCCGATTATACCCGGTCGGGCGAATAGGGAGGGCCGTAGTTATTGCTGATGAAATTTTCGTAGGCAGCGTAAGCGTAGGTGTCGTACCCGACTTGCACGGGTTCAACACGAAGATGCGCGCAGAGCTAGTCCCTGCGGCCAACCGCATCGGGAAGGAGATGGGCAAGGAACTTACCAAGGGTATAATGGACGGGCTTGACGTCGTTAAGATTGTTAAGGACGTTACCCCCAAAGCTGTAACGGCTGCTCGGGTTATGGGCAAGGAAATGGGGAAGGAGCTAACTAAGGGTGTAGCGGACACCTTCGACATAGGCAAGATTATCCTTGATGCTACCAGGAAGGCAAAGCCGACAGCTAGGCTGGCCGGTAAGGACCTAGGCGATACCTACGGCAGGGCATTCCGCCTCGGCCTCGATGACGCGCTCAAGGGGGTCAAGGCTAAAGTCGATGTTGACCTGAATAAGGCTTCGCTGGCCAGGGCCAAGGCCGAGATCAGGAGTTCTCTCGGTGGCGGGGTAGGCGTTAACCTTGGCCTTGGCGGGGGCGGAGGCGGCGGTGGCCGTGGAGGAGGCGGAGGAGTCGGCGGTGCAGCCGGCGCAGCTGGTGGGGCCGGTTTCATCGGCGGTATTAGCGCCCTAATCAAGGCGTTGCCTGGTGGCACGTCGGGTTCGATTGGAGCTGTGCCTGTCCCCATACTCGGAGGTGCTGCTGCTGTTGCAGCCGCAGCCGCTCCCTTCCTCGCTCAGATGCTAGCGGGAATCGTTCCGTTGCTTGGTGGCGGCCTCCTAACTGGTATTGGTGTTGCAGGAGCGTTCGGACCCGGAGGGACGACACAGGCACAAGTTGCGCAGGCGCGGGCAGCGTCTCAGGCGGCCGATGCGAGGGTCCGGGCGGCTCAGGCTAGGCTCGCTGGTCTCGGGGGCGGAGGCGCGACCCCGCTTCAATTGCAGGCTGCCAGGGACCGGCTATCCGCCGCGCAGGAGCGCTTGACAGCCGCACGCGGAGGTACGTCACCGGCCGCTATCCTCAGCGCCCAGGCTGCAGTGGCGACCGCGCAGGACCGGCTGAACAAGCTACGAGGTACGGGAAGAACTTCAACGGGACAGCTAGCAGCAGCCGAGGCTTCACTGGCGTCCGCGCGGGCTGCTCAAGCCAAGGCTGGCGATACTTACCGGCAGGCGCAACAAGACCAAATTACAAAGGGCCAGCAGGCCGTACGGGA